TATCGTCTGCTGACTCAGTTACTTCGGCAACACCTAAAGCAATGTTAGCTACCATTTTACCAGCATCTTCTATTTCATCTTCTGCATTTACTACAGATGCCGTAACCCTTCCTAAAGCAGTTGTAATATCAGTATTACCAGACTTATCTGCTAAAGCTGCTTGCAAAGATTTAATAGATGCGTAAAGAACAATTAAGTATTCATAGTCATCTGGAAATTCTGCTATAGCACTATCGCTTTGTTGTACAGTGTTAAATTGCAGAACTGCATACTTACAACTTCCAGATGCTGGTAAGGCATTAACTTGATTGCCACTAGTATACCAAACTGGGTCGTTAACTGTAGCAGCAAACATTTCTGAGCTATCAGTTGCTCTTGCAGCTAACCTTCTAGAAATTTTTCTACAAGGCTGGTCTATCGTTCCATCGTTTCTAGTCACCCAAAGAACTTCTCCACTTTCATGGTTAGCAGACTCACTGCCAACAGCTGTGCTTGTAAAGGTTGATACTGTATGACCGTGTCTAGCCATTTTAATACTCATAGGCATAGCGTTTGTTACCTCACGCCTACCTTCAGTTAACAACTCGGTAAGTTGATTTTCAGTAACAGGTTGACCAGTATCAATCGTTAATTTTGTTGTTGCTTCAACTCTATCTTTAAAAGCCATTTATTAATATCTTCTTGCTTTTTTATTAGTATTTTTCTTTTTACTTTTTTTGTTGTTTTTTGGTTTTTTGCCGTACCCTTTTTTGCCGTACATCTTTTTTCTTTCCTCCAGTCATAGACTGACTAGAAACAGTTTTTAAACCTTTTCCAAATCTACTCATCCATACCCCAGGCTTGGTTTCTCATTTTATTAACACTTTCCTCCATACCGATAGTGTTAAATTCTACATCGGTTCTCGCCCCTCTGTCAGTTCTCATCCAAGAGTTTGTAGTAAATTTTGGAGCAGACGCTCTTTTACCACATCCTCTGCAATAAAACCAACTCTCTTTATTAGGCTTATTACAATGTTGACAGTTCATTATGAACCAGAAACTACCATTGTCATTACCCTCTCACCATTCATAGGGCAATGCGATATCGATATAATTGCATTATTAGTAGAATCTAAACTAACAATATAATCATACACATCTTTAGATATATCTCCAGCAGAATTAGATTTGCTTCCTGGTTTAGCAGGGTGAACAAAAACTTTTACATCTGTATTTGATGAATTATAATCAGCCATTTTTTTTCCTTAATTTAAAAATTTTTAGGATGTTTGGGGCTAAACCTTTGTACGAATAGCCCCACAGTATCCAAAACTGTCAATCCTTATTTATTCGGATTATGAGATAGTGATATGTGCTACATCATGAGCAGTAGCTTTTGCATAGTAATAAGTACCATCGCAAACTAGCTCTACTGTATCACCAAGTTGTGCACCACTAATAATTCCAATCTCATCTACTGCTGATTCAGCTGAGTTTCCAGCACTGCCATCTGCTCCAACTGTCATACCAACAATAGTATCTTCTGATGTATTATTAGCAATCGTTACTTTGTTTGCTGCAACTTGACTTACAACAAACTTAGCATTCCAACCAGCACCAGCATCTGCTGCTAATGGTAGGGTAATTGTGTAGGCACTATCTTGCTCGACACCAAAACATTTACCAGAATCTTGTGCTGTCAATGTTTTAGCTTCGTTGATAATAACCCACTTCTTAGCTACATCACTTGCGCCACTATTTTCATTTAGATAATCAGTTAACATATTAAACCTCCTTAAGCTGATTCTACTTCGTAGAGTGCGTGACACTCAGGAAGTGTTATTTCAAGACCAGCTTCGGTTATAACCATATCTTTACGTAAGTCTTCGTCTGAATTTTGTACGTTAGTGATAATATGAGTATCTCTATTTAAACCATTTCCAACTAGTGGACGGTATTGTAGTTTGCTCATATCAGCCATTAACATAAATCCAGAAGCTAGACCTCTGAACAATGGTTCTTTTACTAAGTGCATAGTTCCATGAACAGTATCAATAGTCATAATCTTATGACCAAAAGCGCCCTGTCTTTCTTCAAAGTTATAGCGATTAACCATGTTAGCAGCAGAACCCATAGATGCATCCATAAACGCACCATCACCCAACTTATTAAAGAAGGTAATTACAGGTAATGAAGCTAGAACTAATCTATCAGATGAACCACCACGAGCTGGGTCAAATATAACTTCTAAGTCAGAAAGCAATCTATCGTATGTTAACTCAGATTGAGCTACACTGCGATAGTAAGGTGCTCCAGATGAATATGCAAAAGCGCTATTGTCGGTTGTTGGGTTAGCATTTTTTACAATGTGTCCAACTAGACCTTCAGTATATTGAACTCCGCCACTACGAGCTTTTTGTCCAAATAACATAGCACGCTCAATATCTACTTTATGCTCACGAAGTTTGGTTGCCCAAATTCTTTCAAACTCATTTGCATATCCACGGTAACGTGTCGCAATAGCTGTGTTTGATAGTTCGCAAGATGTTTTAAAGATTTGAGTAAATCCAAAGTCATCTTCGATTTCAGTTGAGAATGTATCTGGTGAAGCAGTTCCTTCGCCAAATGCAGTACCAATAACTTGACATACGTCGTTATCAGCTATAACATTATAACCAGAAACATTTGAATTTGACACGTCAATAACTCTACCAGTAAAAGTAGTGCTAGATGCGCCAGACTCAGGTGCAGTTTCTACTCTTACCATTACTTGAGCGTATCCTGCAGTTTCAGCACCAGTCGTTGTATTAACAACAAATACCATTCCTTTAATTAAAAAATCAACTGCAGTACCACCAGAGGCAACTCCTCCAGTAGCTGTATCAGCATCTACCGTAAAAGAGTATGAGCTATTAGCAGTAACAGCAGAACCACCATTGACTTGAGCAGCCATTAGGAAGTTTCTTGTTGTCATGTTGATTTTTGACCTATTCTCTAGGTATCGGAAGACAGAGTCATCCGTTGGTGTTTTTGCAACTTGAGAGAGGTATACGAAAAAAGGTGATTCTTCGGGAGCTAGTTCAGCAACTCTATCACTAAAATCGTATAACCGTCTTCTATCAGGAGCTTGACCAATACCAGCGTCAGTAGCCGCAGCTGTGACGTTGCTAGAGAGTTTTATTCCTTTTGTAACAGACATTTTATTTTCTCCGTTATTTTATTTTAGAGTAATCTTCCAGAGTTGCCTGCTTTTAAAATCCTATCCCAAGAAACATCTATTTCGCTTTTTTTCTGTGGGTCTCCTCCTTGGAGAACTCCAGCAGACTTGGGCATTGATTGAACATTTTTTACAGCTTCTAAATTTTCAGAATCCATAGGTTGTGGGTTATCTTTATTTTTATATTGTCTGTACACATTAATCAAAAAGTCAACAGGTAGTTGTTCTCTTGGATTGGTAGCAAACTGAATAAAGTCTTCCATTTCTCCATCATCTGTAATACCGTAATTTTGTCTCAATTCATTTTTCAGATTTTGCATAGCAACCTGACTTTGGATTCCAGACATCTGTTCTGAAACAGCTTCCTGAACCAAAGCTTTTTCCTGACCAACTCGTAACTTATACGACGGTGAATCAGGTTTGTAATAGGCTTCCCAAGGGTCAAAAGAGGCTTCATCAATACCTTCTGGTGCCAATGAACTCTCATTATTTTGTTGAGCAGGCTTACCTTCTAATTTTTCTTGAATCGCCTGAACTACATCAGGTCTTGATTCTAAAACAGATTGTAATTGTTGTAAAGGTTCTAAGGAATTAACTTGTTTTTGCAGTGAATCATATTCAGCTTTTTGTCTATCGTACATAGATTGAAATTTTCTAGTTTCATTTTCCCAATCAGTAGCATATTCAATTTGCTCTTCATTTCCTTCTGCTGTAATTTCGCTAGGAACTTTATTAACTTCCTCGCTTTGAGTTTCCATGCTGTTATCAACTGGAACCTCTTTACTAACTACCTCTACGTCTGGCATTGTTATGTCCAGACCTTTTCGGTCATCAGCTAGCTTATCCTCATAAGTTTTACTTTTTTGCTCTTGTGTTGTTTGGTTTTCCATGTTTCCTTTCCGAATCTTCTTGTTCCTAATTGGACTTTACCTTTCGATATCCCCAGACAAGACTTGACTCTTTTTAATGTTAACCTTCAACGCCTTCTTCTGTATCCGTGCCTTCACTTGCATTGCTTCCATACCTGGATTGTAAATCTGCTTTATCAATTATATTTTCCATCTTATTGAGATTTTTTCTTTCTTTGTCCTTAATTTGATTAAGGGCTGTATCAAGATTGCTCTTGAATTTCTGAGTGATGGTTTGTTTTCTAGCGTTAATCATTTCACGCTCAGAAGTTTGTAAATCACCACTTAGTTTTTTAACCTCAGATTCTAGTTGTTTAATATAACCTTGCATTTGTTGCATAGCACCTTTACGTTGCAATACGCCTTCTTTGTCGTAGATTTCTGTTTTCTTTAAAACCTCGACATCATCTACCAAGCCCAACTTATACGCATCTAAATACATATTGTACTCAGCCATCCTATTTGATGGTAGCGTTGAGCCTGATATTATCCGAATATCGTGCTGTCCTAATGCGATATCGTTTTCAATAGTCATTAGTTCGTTCGTCTTGTCGTCATACATTCTATTGTTTATTGTAAACTCTGTAATATCATTATTAGGTTGCACAATTCTAAAAGTCTTTTTAAACTTGTAATGTCCTTTAGCAAAGTTATAAACAACTTTACCAAGTATATCCAAGCTTCCTTCGATGTCTCTCAATTTTGAGCGACCTCTACTTTCTCCCATTTCTTGTAATAAATAAGTACCTCTAACTGTGTCTGGAGCACCAGACTTAAACCCTTGCATAAGTTCTGAGATACCAAAATTTAAATCTATATAAAACTCTACTCTAGAAATTAAATTATAAAACTCAGAAGCTAGTGGCTGTGGCGCTGGATAGTGAGGCTCTCCAAACTCTGGATTGTATTCTATAACAGCATTTGGATTAGCCCAGTCTCTTTCAAGCTGACCTATATCATCTACACTTCCTTCAGGTACCAATAACTTTAATCCAGCAGAAGCCTGAGCATGACTCAATGTTAGTGAGAATAATTTATTAATTAATCTCTGAGAGTCTTTTACTTTTGTGACATCAGACTTTGGATATGGAGTGTTAGTCCAAATATTTGGGACTGGTACGATAGGATAAACGTCGGTGTTGAGAACTTGCTCATAAAGGAGAACTTGACCGACTGTAGCTACATGGCGAATACGTGTCTGTAGAACTTCTACAGCTTCCACCAGTCCCGATTCTAAAAGATGACCATTTTCCTCAGCTATGCTTTGAAATGTATCTAGGTCAACTATTTTTTCTTCTTGTGTTTCTCTATTAAATATCCTGTAAAAAGGAACTTTAATTTTTTCAAATCTCTCTAATATTCTATACTTTTCATACCCACCCCTATCGTAATCTTTTGTGACATCAGGAGTAAATGATGCTGATGAGTTTTTGCGTTTTGATGATGGGTAGTCTTCTTCATCGCTAGATGAGTCTATGCTATCAATCATTTCAGATAGCTGTGGATATAAACCAAGGAGTTGGTCTTTTGTAAGTATTGTAGATAAAATCATAGCAGATGAATCTGCGTAATATCTATCTCTTGAGGCTGGGTCTACATATATTCTAAAAGGATTTATGTGTGTAATCTTAACATCACCCCTACCATAATCAGCTTCTGGGTCAAGGTATACGTAAAAATATCCTAGACCAGCTACGGAGTAATCGTGTACTACTTGTTTAAAATGAGTATTGCAATCTGATATATCCCAAACATATTCTAACATTGTTCTCCAAACATTAGCAAGTTTGTAATCAGAATCTTCTCTAGCTACTGCTGAGAATTTTGGATTGCGAGAAGTAAGAAGAGATTTTAATTTATCAACAGCAGCGTAAACTCTGTCAATAATAAAATCACCTTGCCCCACTGATTGAAGCATATCTGACTCTTCTGAAGAATAGTGATTGCCTAAAGAAAAGTCAATAGCATCTCGTGCTTCTACTTCCCAATCAGACCTTGCGTCTCTCCACCTTCTCCATAAATCTCTATTCTTTTGAGCTTCGTCGTTCTCTGCAAAAGTTTCTACGTAGTTAATAGTTAAACTCCTTTAATATATATACTATATAATATAACGAAAAACACCTTAAAAGTCAAGTGTTTTTTTTAAATTCTTTGCCCTGTAATCCAACTTCTAATTGAAGACTTCTTTTTACTTTTTTTATCTTCACTATCTTCTAAGTGAAAATTAGCAGCATCAAAGCTTTTACTAAGAGGAGCTCTGGCATTTGTTATTGAATACCAAAGACCATCTAGTAGGTCATCGTGCTTTCCTTTTGGAAAGTGAAACATTTCGTCTACAAGTTCTTGATGATTCTTTTTTATATAAAGTTTACCACGGTTTACTATAGGACATAACGATGATTCTATTCTATCTTCTTTTTTTATTCCCTGTGGAGGCCTTACCCCTCTAGCTATTCCAGGAGCCATTTTTCTATCATAACCACTGATTTGATTAACAGAATCTTTGATTATTCCTTGTGCTCCAACGTGCTCTACATTTACTCTCCTTATAGGAGAGTAAAGTTTAGCTAGTTCAAAAATCTTTTGTGGCATCTCGTAAAGAGGTAAATGTTCATGGTAATAATCAATCACATAAAAGTTCTTATCGCTATCAACTGCAGTAACCATAATTACCTGATAATCGTTGTGAGCATTTGACTCATAAGCTAGGTCTACTCCCATATAAACATTTACAGGTATTACCTCATCACCAGTTTTTAAATAACATTGATTTGAATTACTAACTAATTCATAATCATGGCGTTGTATTTTATCTATTTTAAACTTAGCAGTTGCTAAATCCCTAGCATCATTCATATACTCTTGAGCAAACTTATGTAGTTGTCCTACATTTTCATAATCTCTTCGTATTTGATTTATTTTCTTTTTATTAAAATAAGATTCCCAAAGAGGTTTACCGTCTTCTAATACTCTATGAAATACAACATCCCAAGTGTACTCTTCTTTTTTATCTTTAGCTTCGAGGTATCCATCATATATAGCCTGTAATGCTGAATCGTAATGTACGATAGTGCCAATTAACCAGATAGAGCCCTCGTTGCCTTTTGATTCTTCTAAAGAAGGATAGACAGTAGACATTAACCATTCTTTTATTTCACGTCTTCTGTCTGGAGTTTTTGTATTTAATTCTGATTCAAAGTCGTCAAGAATAATTTTTGTATACCTAGTACCAAGCTCAGACCTACCACGCAATCTTTGACTAGTACCCTTAGCTATAATTCTATCACCCCTACTAGTAGTTATTTCTTTTTCAGTCCACTTGTCACCAACCATATCTCCAAAATAATAATTTAATGCGTTGTTATATTCCATATGGTTTTTAATATATTTTAAATGGTCTACAGCCTGACCCTGTTCTTCAGATACCCAAGCTGCAAATTCTTTTTTTCCTTGTGGATTAAAATATATTTTATGCAGCAGTGCTGCTTTAGCCATTGTAGACTTAGAATGACCACGAGGAAGCACAATACACATCTTTCTTGATTTTGGGTCTAAAAGTTTTTTACCTACCTCATAATGAAATGGAGCTGGAGATGACTTCATAAAATCATCTGGTAAAAATAGCTGACCAAATGCAATTAAATCATTTGCAACTATACTAAGCACTCGGTCTTTTTCTTTTTGACCGCTTGAGTTTATATTAAAATTATCTATCGTACCAATCTCCACTTTGAATTACTTTAAAAGAATTACTTCTTTGCATCATTTCATCTCCAGCTACATAAACCCATGCATCTTCTTTTGTTCCATCTTCCATCTCAACGGTTGTTTGTACTCTTCTGTATAAACCAGATGAAATACCTTCATACATATCGTATCTCATTAACTGTTCTTCTGTAATATCTCTAACCTCAACTACAGTTCCTTTGCCCTTAGAGTTTTGTATTATTGCTGGGAATGTTTGATGACCTGGATACACTAAAGATGTATTTTTTATTCTACCTAATTTGCCTTCACCTCTTCTAAGTGTTCCATAAACAGCTATTTTGTTTTTTTCTTTATTCATTAGGATAATCCAATTTGCCTAGGCACGCCTAGATGTTCTATACTAAAATCATAATTGTAAACAGTCATACAATGAACACATTGAGCAAAGTATTGATTAATATCAATATCGTGAATAACTATACCATCAATCATTAATTTTGTATGACAAAAATGACAGTCCTTAGTTTTCAATCTCTCTTTC